GTATAAATTTAATATCTTCATAATTGATTTGCTTTTTTAATCATCTCTTTAACATTTTGATGAGCATTCATTATTGTTTCCAATTTTGATTCTTTTTTATTGTCCCACTTATTAGAGTTATTTACCCACCTCTTTAATCTCTTTTCAAGATTCCAAGTCTTTTCAAGCTCGTATTTCATTTTTGTTTTTGAATGATTTTCTTCACTCCAGTAATTAAAAAAATCATCTTTAATTTGATTTGAAATACCTTGAATTAAAAAAATACTTTCCTCAAAAAATATCTTTCTATTATTAATATTACTTGTATTATTAACTCTTGTATTATTATCTTCACCATTTTTAGTGATACCCCTCCTATCATTTTTAGTGATACTATCATTATTTTTAGTGATATATAAACGCCTCTCTATAATTTGTTTATTTCTATATTTAATTTCAACATTTATAAAACCATGTTTGGTTAAATCTTTTATCCACAAAGAAATAGTGTTTCTTGTCACATTATACAATTCAGCAAAATAATTATTAGTTGAAAAGCAATAACCCTTTTTGTTAGCTAAGGCACTTATTTCACCATACAAAAGTTTGGCACTCGGTTTTAAATTTGAGTACCTTACTTCTGCTGGTATTACTGACCAATAACTAGGATTTTCCATTCTCAATTCTATTTATTTCTTCTGTTGTGTTTGATAGAAAATATCTTACAAATTTAGTCTTATTCCCAAATCTGTTTAACCCACTTGCTGGAAGACTTTGTATATCATATCCTTTTTTTCTTAAATTAAATATTATTGCACCAAGTCTTTGACTACCGCATAGATTATAAGAATCTTCTTGAGTTATTGGCTTGCCAGTTTTCATGTACTCTAATATAGTTTGTGATTGTGATTTGCATTTAATTCCATTTAATATCATAATAGTTTTTTTAATTTAGTTAATTCATTATTAATTTGATTTCTCTCATTTACTTTTTTTGCAATTTCAGTTTCAATAACATATTTTTCATTATCTAACATTCTTAATAGAAATTTATCATACTTATTTTTGGTTTCTTTTTCATATTTTAATAGTCCGTCCATTTTTCTCAAATGGTGCATAATTGTTGCATGATTTGTAATTGCTGGAATGTATTTCAATATACCTTGTAAAGTCATTCCAAAATCCTCTCTTAAAAAATAAATTAAAAAACTTCTCCCCTCAATGACATTTTGCTTTCTAGTCTTTTTTTCAAAAAGAGTTTCATCAAATTTGAATAATGCTGATAATATTACTTTTGCTCTTAAAATAACCTCTTCCATTACATGTGGTCTAATTCGTTAATTTTATTATCATATTCTTTTGATGATTTAATTTGTTCTTGTAGAAAATCTGGCTGGTCTTCTAACCAAACCTCATCAAAATTATCTCCATAATTAAATATGAAATTCTTGTTATATTGAGTTGGCTTTTCAATTCCTTTAGTTAAAGACGATACATGCCCTATATTAGCGTATTCAGAGCCAGAGTTGGACGTTTTATGTATTATCGATAACATACAAGGTAAGCCTAATAAATTCGTTAAATCAAAGTTTTTTAAATCATCACTATTAAATGATGCCCCCCTCCATGATTCCAAGTCTTTTCTTAAATTACTTTTTTCATGTAAAGTTAAAGTGTATTCTTTACTTATTACTAATGGTCTTTTCTCATCACCAAAATCTCTTAATTCATTAGATAATTCAAAAGACATTCTGACTTTATTACTTACTTTTTTTTCTCCCTGATATTCCCATTCAATATTGCCAATATGTATCATTGAATAACATATCGCTATATGAGTACCACTTGGTACAATTTCTCTTTTTGGCTGACTTGAGCCACTTACTATGATTCCTTTCATGTTTTATTTTTTAGAAAGTTTTGCCTCTATTAAAGGAGTTTGGCTTTTCCTATTCATTATATTTTCTTCTTGCATCTGCTTTATCTTCAAAAGCATTTTCTCTTTGCTTTGCATTGTATTCATACTCCTCCTCAACTTCACACTTTTCATCACATGAATCACATGCTATTATATATTCATACCCTTGCTCTATAGCCCCACAATCATCACATATAGTAAACCCCTCATCACCTTTAAACTTTTCACTTATATTGAATGAGCTACATTCAGCACACGTTGCAACATCTTCTTCATAAGAAGCACCACAACAATTACTAACTAGATTACTCATTTCTTATGTATTTCATTAAATCATGAGTTGCGTTTCTCCATTCGTCCTCTGTTGCTTCAGAAAATTCACTATCTAATACAACTGAATGATTATTAGTATCAAATTCTATTCTGCCTTTATCTTCATACTTAATTCTATCAACTTGTAATCTACCTTGTATTACATCTATTTTGAAAATGTATTTTAGTTGTGGGGGATTTATCATGCTCTCCCAAACCCACTTCCTATAAACGGGTAAATCTGATGCTACTATGCCATCAAGAATAAATAGCTTTTTCTCCATTACTTTTTTCATGTCTGCAACTGGTTTACCTAACTGCTCTTGTAAGCAGTCCATAATTTGTTCATTTGTCATTTGATTAAATTTTATATTAATATTAATTTTCATTTACTATACATTGTAATACTCATCAAAATCTTGAGCTATAACTTCTTTGACGTTTATAATTCCAAAATCTTTGAGCTTGCCTTGTTTCTTTAGTAATTTATATAATTTTTGACGTACTAAAGTTTCAGCATATTCGCTCATAATAATTTGACTTTCTTTGCCATTATTTTGATAAGTAATTAAATAGTTTTTCATAATTGTTTTTTTTGGTTATTAAATTATTCCTAATCGTTTTAATTTCTTTTCTTCTACCTTTTGTTGATATGAATTTGATGTTTGTATCATATACTGACTTTCATAATTATTGTATTTTTCTACATACTTACTTATCATTTTGTAAAGGTTTACAAATTGCATGTTCTTTTTGTTTTTTAAGAATTTTCTGCATTCTGTGATTGTTAATTTTTTCATCTTAGTTTTTGTTTGATTAAGACGCTTCTCAGCGTTTCGACTATTAAAGTCTCGTCAGTTAATCTATTTGTTATTTAAAGATGTTTCTATTGCTTCTTTTATAGTCATATTAAAGCCACAAAATAAAACGTAAGCAAATTGCATGTCATTTTTAGATGGTTTATTATTAATTGTGTTTAGTGCTTGTAAAGTAAATTCTTGGTAAGTCATTTTAATTTTTTTAAGTTTTTGTTGTTGTTTGTTGATGCAAATATACAACTTATTTTGTTAATAACAACTATTTATTAACTTATATTTAATCTAGTAAACTAATATTTATTTAAAATTGAGTAAAATTTAAGCATAAAAAAACCCCCCAAAATTAATTGGAGGGCCTAATCAACAAAAACTTGTATGAGGTGAGTGCCTCAAAACTAATTCAGATTGCAAATATATTAAAAATAATGAACTAGCCTAGCTACTTGACCACTTTCTTTTTCGTGAATGAAGCCTTCAACTGCTCTTGGTACTCCAGTAAATCCTTTTCTATGATGCCAAGAGTCTGTACCACTAGGAGACCTCATGTATTCTACAGATACTCCTATAAAGTCTTTAGCGTCTCTCCATTTGTGCTTAACTTTATGATGTAAATGATGTAAATACCAATATCTATATTTGGTTTCACTCCAATAATCTGGTCTTTCTTGAGCCATTAATAAAGGAAGATTATTCATTTTAGCACCATCACCATGCTCTAAACCTATTAAGTTAATTCCATATTTATAGTATTTTCTATGTGCAACACTAATATCAAACCTTATTTGCTTTTCATGTCTAAACCAGCTTTTAAGAGCATGAGCCAAATGAAAGCCACTTTGATAGTCATGATTACTCATAGAATGAATAATGTCAACTGGGGCTATCTCTCTGAGTCTTTCAACACATTTTACATATAGAGCTAAAGCAAACTCAAAATGTTCCCACCACTTACCATCAACATCTTGACGAGTTAAAGCTGTAGTTGAATTTTCAGTATTGTCTATATGCAAAACATCGTTTCCTATGCAAAATAAAACTTTTTCTATATCAAACCCTTTTGACTTGTCTATAAGTCCCTCTAACCCCTCTAAAACCCTCTTACACGCTATTTCTACATTATAGCCATCACCAGTTTCTAATTGATGTGCATATTTTCCAATGTGTATGTCTGCTGGGTTAATTACTAATAAGTGATTCCCAAAGTCTTTTTTTCTTTTTACTGGAGTATAAATTGGAGAATGTGTTTTAATAAAATCTCCTATCTTTTTTATTAAATCATTTGGGTTGATGTTTAAATCTTCCTTTGTTACTATGCTGAATCTATAATCACCACTTCCAGACTGCCAGTGTTTTACAGATACAACATCTTTTTTTGATATACCCCTTTGTTCTAAATGAATATCTAAAGCAGTATTGTTATTTATGTTAGTAGAATTGTCAGCCCTACTTTCATATATCATATCTACCTCTTCTTTGGATAGTCTTAATCTTTTACCATATTCTTTCATAGTTGAAAAAAAAGAGGGTACTAAATAGCACCCCCTAATTAATTACTTTTTAGTGTCTGCAATACCTTGACCAAGTACAAGAGCTGCTATGCTCAAAAGCAAATTTTGAACTTGCCCTGGGTCTAAACCTAAATGGTCGCTTGCTAGTGTCGTAATTGCCCCAATTAGGGTATATAGAAATTTACGACTTGAAAACGCTTTTTTAATTGTTTGTAATAAAATCCAATTTTTCATGTGTTTAATTTTAAATTAATAATAGTGCCAACATACTTTGCTGGCTTTATTAGAGTCAGAATCTACATGAATAAAATATTCACCTATCCCTATTCTAGTAAATTTTGCTTCTAATAATGCGGTCAGTATCTTATATCTTGATACGCTATCTTTTATATATATATCTGCAGCTAACCCCTTACAATGACTTGAGCCTTTTACCCCCATAACAATTTTATCATTATAGTATTCTGTTCTATAGCCACTATTTATCTTGAATGGTATTCCAGCAATATCTCTAGCTTTGTCTAGTTGATGTAGAAAGGCAGAATCCATATTTTTACCAGAGCCTTTTTCATCTGGACTGTCAAACTCATCTCTATTAAAGTATTTTAATGGAGGATAATTTCTATCTCTATCTAAGAAATCCAAGGCAAAGGTAAAGTTTCTTCGACTGGGTTTTTTTGTAGCTCAATATTTTTTGCTAAATTTTCATCTAATTCTGCTGGAGTTGGCTCTGTCATTTCATTCAACCAATTGTCAACATCTTCTTCAGTTAGATTTTCATAAAGTACAAAATCATTTGGGTTTGGATTATCTAAAGACATTGCACCATATACATCTGCGTAGTAGTAACCCTCTTCACCCTCAACCCCCTCTGTTGCTGTACGTCTCCAGTGAATCATATTCACCACATTTTGTAGTTCTTGCCCCTCAACTACTTCTTTAATTGCGCAATCCATTGAGCTTATCACCCACTTAAATTCTATTGCTGTTGTTTTTTTTGCCATTATTTATTTTTTTTATAATACATTATTTTTTGAACTGAATATACAAGAGTAGCAAGTAAAATAAAAGTCCTTAAAACTCCATCTATACCAGTTAAACTTAATCCAATTCCCCCTAAATTAACTCCAACAAACTCCAGAGTATCTTTAATTTCATTATTCATTTTCACTATCCTATTTTGTGTGCTGATAATCTACAGCCATTAATAATTGTTGTTATACCAGATGCAGATGAGGCTCTTCCCTCAATCCAGAATCTTGCTCTTATTATTGATGATGTTGCTAAGTTATGAATAAAACTACAACTTGCACTACCATCATATACAAATCCCCATGCAGATGCACCACCACTTGTTGCAGTTCCTCTGTCATAGTTATATACTAAACTTCCTACTATTTCAGTCCAAGTTTCACCATCTGTTGAATACTCTAAATTTGCCGCTGCTAAAGTTCTATTTGCAGTTTCAGACACTTTACTTGCAAAATTGAAACTAATCTGATAAAGTCCAGCGTTTGCAAAAGTTAACCCCGCAGAAGATGTTGTTATGTTTGAAGCAGTAACTTGGCTAGTAGCTAATAGTAAAGTTGATTTAACACCTACATTGCCACCACTTGCAATACTTTGAGTTGATGTGGGAGTAAATGAGCCAAATGAACTTGTACCAGCTTCTGCAACTTGGGAATCTACATAGCTTTTTGATGCTGCATCTGTTGTAGCTACTGGAGTTGCTGGGATTGTTACTTGACCAGTGAATTTCCCAGTTCCAGCCACTTGCAATTTCTCCCCAAGATTAGTTGTTGTTCCAATTAGTACGTTTCCGCCAGAATCAATTTGCATTCTATCATTTTGACCACCAGTTCTAAAATTAATTTTACCACTATTGTGTTCAATTCCAGCTTGCCATATATTATCCATAAATACTATACCACTACCACTACCAGTTGTGTTTCTTATAGTCAAATTTCCAGTTCCAGTAATACCTACGTTTCCACTAAATGTTGCAGTCGTTCCAGTTAATGTTCCTACAGATGTATTCCCAAAACTATTAGAATTTCCACTTGCTATAACGCTTGATGAAAAAGTACCAGTTGTTGAATTTAAAGCTGCTGTTGTTGTGTTTCCAAAACTATTAGAATTTCCATTTGCTATAACACTTGCTGAAAAAGTAGCAGTCGTTCCAGTTAATGAGCCAGCTACTTGCAATTTAGCCCCACTATCAGTTGTTGTTCCAATTAGTAAGTTAGAATTTGATGAAATTCTCATAGCCTCCGAATTGCTTATATTCCAATAATGTAAAGTATTTTGAGCTCTATATTGTATTTGCCCAGAAACATTTTTTAATTCTTGCACGTTTGCAAAAAAAGTATTTATGTTATTACTACCATAATAACCATTAGTTATTATAGTACCATTTACATTTAGTTTAAATCCACTATCAGTTGTTGTTCCAATAAGTAGATTTCCAGCTGATGTGATACGCATTTTTTCTGAATCATTTGAACTGATAATAACTGGTTGATTAGCTGCTGAATCTAACCTTAAAGAATGCGCTGAATCTATAAGATAACCACCTATAAATTTTATATGTTTACCAAGATTTATAACACCTCCACTCCCGTCCAAAGTTAAATAAGCTGTTGTTCCTCCGGAGCCATCGTCTGATTGGAAGATAATATCTTTGTCGTCAGCGTGGTTTGTAATAGTTAAATTTCCAGTGTGATTTAAAATATAACTATTACCACTTTGCTCTTTAATTTCTAAATCACCACCAGCTAGATTACCAAAAGTTGCAGGAACACCATCTGCAAAATTAATTTCTTTGCTAGCAACAGTATGACCCTCACTACCATCTAAAGTTAAATAAGCGGTTTCTCCTCCAGAACCATCGTCAGATTTAAATATTATATCTTGATTAGCCGTAGCTTGAGTAATAATTAAATCACCGGTTCCATCATGCTTTATATTACCGTGACTACCTGTGTGATATATTTGTAAGTCAACACCATTACCAAACATAGCTTTAGTGTTGTCATTAAACTCTAATCTACTCGAGCTTGCGTCCCACATCATGTTGTAATTAGCTGTATCACCATACAGCGTGAAATCGTGACCCGCGTCATTAACACCAATCTGTACAGCACCTTCTACGTGGAGTAGACTTGCCGGCGAAGACGTGCCTATGCCGACGTTTCCATCTCCAAGTATTGTTAGTTTTTCAGAATTATTTGTTCTTAATGCTAATCTGTGATTTGTTGATGTTCCTATTCCAGCATAACTGCTTGAACTTGCAAATAATTGTAAATCAACTGGAGTAGATAAACCATTTGTAATTTTAATTTGTGAACTCAACGCATCATAAACTTGTAAATTAACACTTGGTGAAGTCGTTCCGATACCGACGTTGCCGTCAGCAAGAATTTTCATAACAGAGCCACTGGTGTTTTGAAAATCAGCTATTCCTCTAATGTTACTTGAAGAAATATGTTTTACTACTAACGCTGTTTCATTGTTGTCACTAACTTTTTCTATTAATAAGGCTGGTTGATTATCTTCTGAATCTACATTTATATGAAATTTAGCACTTGGACTAGTCGTTCCGATACCGACGTTTCCAGCTGATGTGATACGCATTAATTCTGTACTTGCAAAGTTTTTGAATTTAATTGGCTCACCAGTTCCATCTGGTTTAAAAGTATCTGCATGACTATCACCAGTAACGTAAGAATCACCAACAACGTGTAGTTTCTCAGTTGGCAAAGACGTGCCTATGCCTACATTTCCAGCTGATGTGATACGCATTCTTTCAACCGCTCCAGCACTTAAAGACATGTCATTTCCTACTGCGCCGACTGTAACATAAGTCCCACCGCTTGTTCCTGCTCCAGTAAAAGCGATTTCTCCCGCGTCATTATTCCCACCATCAAAAATTGCAACTGTCTGTGAGGATGTGTTTACAACATGTAATGGTCTTGTTGGACTAGTCGTTCCAATACCTACATTACCAGCTGATGTGATACGCATTTTTTCAGCGGAATTAGTAAGAAATTTTATAGGTTGTGTAGATAGTGTTTTAATAGCTAAAGAAAAGCTACCCATTAAACTATTGTAACCAAGAGATGTGCTCTGTGATTCACTTAGTGAATAAGCACTAATAATTTTTGTAGTGCCTATGTTATCACTACTAACAACTTGCAGCTTGTGGCTTGGACTAGATGTGCCTATGCCCACATTTCCAGCTGATGTGATACGCATTCTTTCAGAACTAGCAGTTGAAAAATTTAATGTTGCATCTGCTGGATAACCAATATTTGCCGTTTCACTAACTCCATTTCTTCCTAATCTTATAATATTGCCATAAGTTGCGTGTCTTAAAAATTTAACTGGTGTTGCATCATATCCACCAATAACTTCTAAATTTAAAGTTGGACTGGAAGAACTTCCAATCATCACACTATTTGTAGTTGTGTTTCCATTATCTGTAACCTCTTGCAGTGTTTGGTCTTCTGCTGGGTGTGAATTATCTACATAATTTTTAACGCTTAAAGCAGTAGGTACGTTATTAACTGAAGCACCAGCCATTGTATCTGAATTAAGCCAGTCAGTTATCTCTATTCCACTTTTTGCTATACCATCTGAATCTACTGTAAAACCAGCAATAGTTCCTTTTGTTTTGTTTTGATATTGATTGAATAAATCTTCCTCATCAATACATATTAATGCACCTTTTCCAATATCTACATTTGGATTAAATGAAGCAACAGAAATTGTTGTATCATTAAGAGCTAATGTTGAGGTGATAGTTATTAGTTGTGAAAAATTCCCACTAACCAAACTAACTTGAATACCAGCTACTAATGGGTGTCTTAATTCCTTTTCTTTTGGTATTTGTAAACTTGTATAATTTATAGCAACCTGAGTGCCCTCTCCATTAATAGAGTATTTTGGAATGTCTTGGATTATTGTTGTCAATACCAATCTTCCTAAATTTGGGTCTTGAGCTGGTGTATTTGACCTTGCAACAACTGATTTACCACCAAGATTTGTATTTGTTGTGCCAGCTTTTATAGGCCCAGAAGCCGCGAGTTTTGAGTTTGAACGTGTACCGAAATTATCTTTTTTTATCATGTTACTGGCTCTTGAGTTGGTAGTTGTGGTAAATTAGTATTTGTTGTTGTGGTAGCCCCAGATGTATTGTATGACATTTCAAACCACTTCCCGCTAGTCTGGTTATTAATAGTATCAATTTCTAAATTTATTGGAACAAAAATTCTATTATTGAATGTAGTGTCTTTTAATCTAGATACTGGATTAACTAAATAAGGATAATTTGCATTATTACTTAAATTTGGCTCTGTATTGCCCACTACTGCAGTATAATTAGCTAGATAGCTTGGGGTGTTTTGCATAAATAAAGTCTCTTTACATAAAAGCTCTGTAAGTGAATCAGTACCAGTAACAATATTTCTACCCCATTTACCAAGAAAATCAGTATAAACCCAATTAGTTCCATTATACACTTGAATACTACCCATTGAGTCATCTACTTCGCAATCTCCCCACAAAGTGTCTGGTATTTCTACAATAAAACTATCAGTATTTGCTAGTGTTACTTGCGTTTGCTGTCCTATGTTACCTATTGACCCACCATTAACAATAGCAATTGTATTAGGGAACTGCGTTGAGTTTTGATTAGTATAATATACATCACCATTTATTAATTTATTGTTTGGGCTACCAAATCTTAACTGACCATTTTGAAGATTATCCCACGGAGTTTCTTTAAATCCAAAAACAATGTGAGAAGCTGCACCATGTCCTTTTGATACTCCATTTGATGTCCCTCCAGTAGTTGTATTAGTATTTGTGTCAGCCGCTATTGCAATAATTCTAAAATCCCAGTCCCCAGACATTCCAGAGTCAAAAGGTAAAATATTATTAAAAATAGTATTTAAAACTGTACCATTTACAATATTTATAGTAGTAGTTCCAATTGGAACATTAACTGCATTATTTATAGCTGCAAGACAATTATTATTAACTGTAGCACTAGAAAAAATATTCATATAAGAATAACTAGCAGTGTTTGTACTTAAAAAATCAGTAGTGAATCTTATTGGGTATGGATAGGCTGGGTAAGAATTAATATTAACATCTTTCCATTGCACTTCATTTGCGTCTGAATTATATAATGGTATTTTCCCCTGCGTTGCATAGTTTCCATTTGTCGGTCTAGCTTGAATAGTAAATTGTAGCTCTTGATTTACTGGCATAAATCCAGTATTTGTAAACTGCATAAATAAATCAAGATACAAACCATCTAAATTATTTGGGTCTGTAATAGTACCAATGTCTGCAGTAGTCATAACAATACCATCTGAAGCGTATGGCCATTCATGAGGGGTATCAGTTTGACCATAAATCAAAGGGAATGAACTAAACCTATTCTCATTAGAAATAGATGGGAATTTAGCCACTACTTTTTTAATTGATGGATATTCATCATAAGTAGTTCCAGCTAATCTCTGTAATTTTCCAGAATTGGTTGCATTAAAGTCAAATTGATACCTAGAAAGATTAGTAGTACCAACAAAATCATTAATTCCAGCAACTGGATTACAAAAAATATCATAAATTTTAGTGGGTATATTGTCTGGACTTGCAGTAGTCCCAGTTTCATCAGTATTATATAATCCTACTTGAATGAAATATATTCTATTAGCCCAGTAAAAGCACCTCAACCCCCAACATCTGCATATATTAACTAAAGCATCATAACAACTCATTGCTTCATAATAGTCTGTAGTGCTACTATTTGATGAACTATCTACAACATTATAAAATTGAGACATGTTCATTCTACTTAGCCACAAAGGGTCTTCAGTTCCAATATAACTAGCTAGGTGTGATTGATTCCACCAGTTGGCTGAAGATGATATTTCTGGCGCACCACCATAATTAGTGTTGCTAGCCATGCCTTGAAAGTCTGAATATTGTACCGCTTCTGTTAAGACTTCAATAATTTTTTTATATTTAGTATTGTCAACCCCACTATTCCAACCATCAGTCCAGCTTCCATTAGAATAACCCATGTAAGTTTGCTCAATTGTAAAAGGCCCAGCATTTTGATTTAAAGCGTTTTTAACAAATGGAATGTCTTTAAGTAATGCAATACCATCAATAGCTTCTAGTTTTAGGGTATAAGGGTACGATTCATCTGTTGTAGTGTCTAAATCACTTATCATAAAACCTCCCCAGACTTTTTGGTAACCAGATGACTTAGATTTTTCTAAAATAAAATATATATCTTTCTCTTGAGCTGTATTTGGTCTTAAATTAGAGTTTATATATGATTGTTGACCAGCATTTTCTACAATAAATTCAAAAGTCATAGTAGATGCCATTAATGGATTCATTTTTGAATCACCCCCTTTAGAGTCGTATTTTATAACTGCCCCAGAATCTGATATATTAAATGAGTTAGTAGCCCCTCCCCAGTTTCTGTCCCACATTGAGAGTCTATATTCCCAGCCATTTAATGATGTGTATGTAGTTTGGTAACTAAATCCAGCCATTATGTATATCTTAATCTTTTATTACTAGCTAAACTATTACTTACAAATATATCATTTCCAGAGATTCTACCAAATATTTCTATTGATTGTTTACCATCTTTTTCACCTAGCATACTTTTAAGTTTGTTTAATGGCGCTATAACTTCTGGATTTGCTGAAGCCCCAGAATATTCCCCAACTTGAGCTATTGTAGGCCCGAATACTATTCCACCATCTGCAAACGCTGGAATTGGTGTTGATGATATTGCAGCAACTTGAGCAGCACCTAACCCACCAACTAAAGCAGCCATTGCAAAGTTAAATGGAGGGGGTAAAGACCCAAGAGCATTCACTACTGCTTGTGCTGTTGACATGATAGCACTCATAACTTTTAATTTTTTATCTCTTTTTGCTGCTTTTGTTTGTAGTGCCGCTTGCTCATCATCTTGCCTTTTTTCTAGTGCTTTCTTTTTTATCGCAGCCTCTTTATCTAAATTTGAAACTAAGTCTTGTTTATGTTCTTCATTTGTTGCAATTGCATCAATTTTAGCTAACTCTCTTTCATACCACTTTTCATAGTCATCATTTTCATCTTTTTGTTTATTATCAAGAATAGTTTGCTCTTTCTCAGCTTGAGCAGACCATAAATCACTAATACCACCCATAACTTGTTTTGCTATATTCATGCCAATTTGAAACCCTTTTGCAAATTTTTCAAAAAATTTATTCCATGATGCTTGCATTTTAGAAATAGATTTTTCAGCATTTTTTGCTTGCTCATCTTGTAAATCTTTTATTTTTCTATTAAAGAGTTTTTGTATTGCTTCTTTTTCTTTTGCTGCATTATCACTTTCTTTTACACTTGAAACTAGATTATCTCTTTCTTGTTGTAATCTTAAAACTGCAGCTTCATTAGCATCTTTTGCGTCTAAGACTAAAAATTGTTGATTTAATCTTCTTATCCTTTCTTTTGAATCTTTATTTGCTTTTTCTTTTGCTTCTCTTAATTGTTTTTCCGCATCAGTTTCTTCCCCTTTTTCATCACTTGTTACTCCACTTATATCAATAGATGGTAAATTTACATTTTGTAGATTTTCAAGATTATTAGATAAGTCTAAAACAGCACCACTTGTATCTTCAATAACTTCTGGGTCTAATGCTTTATCAACTTCTTTTTTGAAATATTTTACATAAGGAATTGAAACTCCAAAATGCTCAGAAAATTTATTAATACCATGAATTACTTTATTTAAAGCGCCAATAGCTGTATTTGCAAAGAATCTAAACCCTTTTGATAAAAAATTAATAACTTTTTCTTGGTTTTTTACTAGATAAACTAACGCTGAAATTAAACCAGCTACTGCCATAATTACTAAACCTATTGGATTAGCATTTAAAGCAGCATTAAATAACCATTGTATTGCAGTTGCAGCTTTTTGAACAACTTGCCACTTTTTCATTAAACCAATAAACATTCCAGCTTTAGTAACAAAACCTCCTATTATTAAAAGCGCTGGGCCTACAGTAGCAATCCACGTTGCCCATGAAGCATAGTTGTCTTGGGTTGCTTTATCAAGTCCAGTCCACCAATTTGTTAGTGCTAAAACTTTTTCAGTTATTGTTTGCACAACTGGTGCTAGTGATTCCCCTAATTGAGTTCCAGCAACCTTTAAACTATTGATTGCTTGTTCCATTTTGAAAGCATCTTTGTCAGCAGTAGTAGCAAAAGCATCACCAACAAACTCAGCAGACTGTCCCATTGCATCAAGATTATTAGTATAAGTTTGTGTTTGTGTTCCTAGTACCCCTAAAGCCCCTTTAAGAGCTTGAGACTTTGTAAAAAAGTCTGCCATTGGTATATTATTAGCTTCAAATTGAGTTTGAAGATGTTGCATAGTTGTCATCAAACCTTGCTCACCCATCATGTCTTTAACTTGCTGAGCTGACATACCAATTGCGTCTAGTGCTTCAGCTTGCTTTTTAGTAGGCTCAGATTCTAACTTAGCAAATGTCATCATAATAGCACTAAGACCATTTGTTGCTGCAGTAGCATCACCAGTGGTAGCTGTATATGTAGAAATTAAAGCCCCAACCTCATCAAAACTTATTCCAAGATTTGAAGCTAGTCCTAATTGTTTACCAAGTACATTAGACAATTCTTGAGCGTCGAACATACCAGTCCTAACCATTACTCCAAACTTATCTAGAGCTTCAGATGCTGTTAAAGTTTCTTCACCATAAGCATTTTGTGCTGCGGCCGCCACAACAGCAAGACTTTCCATATCCCCTAAACCACTTGCCGAGCCTTTTGCGACATTATTTAGAGTCTCCATAGCATTTGCCCCTCTCAGACCAGCAGACTCCAAAAAATAAAGCCCCTCAGCTAATTCAACTGGACTTTTTGCAGTCTCTTGAGCCATATCCATTATCCCATCTTTCATAACCTCTATCTCGCCACTTGTTTTGCCAACAAGAGTCTCAATCTTGGTCATTGATTTTTGAAAGTCTAAAGATAATTTAACAGAAGCAACTCCAGCAGCCACAATAGGCATAGTGAAATTGGTAGTCATAGTTCTACCTATACTACTAACTTGTTTACCGAATTTTTTAAATCTATAAGACGCTTGAGATAGTTTAGCATTGAACTCTTTTGTTTTCGCCCCTAGTCTTACATTTAATGCCGCGTCTCCCATTTTTTATATTTTACGTTTCTTTTCAGTTTTTTCTAACTCTAGCATTGTTTCTTCTAAAGTTTTCATTTCATTTTCTGGCTTTTCCTCCCAGTCAAAAGGTAAAAGTTTTTCGAGACTCATTTGCTTGCCTTTTGGTAGATTAACATTAATAAGTAAACATGTACTCCACCTAGTCCTTATCCACTCTTTTCTATCCAAGTTTTCAGCATGAATAGCAAACCCATCAACTGCGTTCCAAAATGCGGAGGGAGTTAAATCATACAACTCTGAATATGTCATTCTTAACTGCCCTAGACCTAGTTGCTCTATCTTATCCCAAGTCCATTCATATTCTACTCTCTCCGCTTCTACTTTTTTCCCTTTCCTTTCTTTTTAGGTTTATCTTTACCCATTTGCTGAGCAAAAATTTCCATACATCTTTCAATAATAGTCATGTCAGAGTCTAAATCATCAGCCAAATCTTCAACTTCATAATTAAACTTTTCTTTTGTAACTCTAGCCCCATCTTGAAGCCCACAATAAATCAAGTGAACAGCTACATCAAAAGTCATATTATTCCCTAAGTCTTCCATTTGACCAATACTTATTCCAGTCATTCTACTAAAATGACGTAAAGCATTGAATCCAAACTTTACAGCCATTTTTTTACCATTTACATCTACATATTCAAACATATCTTTCGTGTGTTGTGAGCTTAGTAAGGGGCAAACCCACGAAAGGTAGAATTGCCCCAAACTTCACTCTAGTTAATATTAAGCCTGCGTACCTTTTGATAATGCAGCAGTTCCTTCAAAACTCATAGAATAAGTCATATTGTCTTCCATTGGAGCTGTTTGCTCTAACGATGTAATATAACATTCTCCCCCATAGTAAATATCACCAGTTACGCCAGTATTAATTTCTATATATAATGGAGTTCTAGCAGCCATTAAATCATAAAAATCTTCGTAATTTTTAACAGCACTACCACCAGCATCTAGCATTGCATAAACCCCCTCACAAGAAACTGACCAAGATTTTTGTGCTTCTAATAATTCTCTCCAACCAGCAGAGCCTTTATTAGATATGTCTCTAGTTTCCATAGAAAAAGAAAGTGATGCTGACGTAGATAGTGCAATTGTTGTTGCATCTGCATGAGTTGTCCCAGTTTTAATAACTGCAAGTGTCCCATTAATAACGTTATTTGTTGCCATTTTATTTTCTTTTTTTAATTAATTATTTATCTTCTTTTGTTTTTTTTACCTCAACCTTTTCAAATTTTGTTGTTTTTTTTACTTTTTTTTCTACATCTGGGTGTTCAACATAACCTTGCTCTGCAAATCTTTTAGCTTGTGCATTACTTATCCCTATTTCAGACCCTATTTCATAAACTTTCCCACTATGGTCAGTCCATTCTTTGATTAATTTCCACCAATTTTTCTCCATTTTTTTTATTTTAATTATACATAACTAGGCTCAAACCTTACAGCATAATACTGATTAGTCTGATACCAACCTCTATTACTCAACCCATCATCAAACTCAAATGAATTATCTTCATTTAAGTAGTCAATACTTTGCACAACACAGCCAGAGTATGTTCCAGATTGTCTATCTAAAGCCCCTCTAACTCTTTGAACTAATGTTGCTAGTGTTGTAGCGCTTTCTGCTAATACCTCAACCTTAATAGTTGCTCTATCAATTGTACTTCTCCCAGACAAAGGCCCAGTAGTTCCTTTTGTAGCATAAGAATCTGTTGAGTTCTTATAAAATATTATCTGAGGCTGTTGATATGGAGTTGACTGACTTGCTATTGATTGATTTACTCCAAATGTAATATTTGCACTGTTTAATTGAGGATAATTTTCTAATATTGAATATATTGCTTTTTCTACTGCCATTATGCTGCTATTTTAAAATACCCTCTTCCCTCAACTTTTACCATCTTTTTCAACATTCTCATTGTATTTTTTTTCATTAAATTTCCAACCCCTTTTGATGTTGCTATAAATGAATCCATCACAAATGTATTTGGTGCTACTTTATTTTTTCCTCTATAACCAGCTTGAACAAAGTGCATGTGCCAGCCTCCTTTTTCTGGTTTTGCCCAGACTCCTTTCTTATATCTAGGCCCTATATTTAATGCTGGATAACGTCTAGTTGATG